GTCACGGCGCGCCGCGCTGGCGCGGCTGGCGAGCGGGCAAAAAAATACCCCCCAGCCGCGAGGCTGGGGGCAAGGGAGCCTTAACAGATGTTAAGGGTTAGGCGTCGACGTCCGGCCCATAGGCCTCGATCAATGCCGCGAGCTTGGCAAGCTTGACGTCGGTTTCTCGATTGAACGCGAGGCCGCTTTCATCGTCCGCGACGCTAGCCATGCCCTTAAGCACGGTTTCCAAGGCCTCACTAAACGCGTTCCCCTTGTCTTCCGCCGTGCGTGGCGCGCGGCCTTTAGGCGCGGGAGCAAGTCCCGCCGTCACGGCTTCCTTAGACAAGTCCGACATGAGACGCGTCAACGGCTTAAGCTTCCCGCGAGACTTGAACGCCGGGTGCAAGGTCACTGGCGCATTGAGAACCGCCCGCTCTGCCTCGTCGCGCGTCACGTCGTCGCCCTTTTCCGCGCGATATTCAATCTCACGTTCGACGAGGGCCACGAAGTCAGGCGTCGTGCATCCGTCCGCGTCACGCAACGGGTAGTCTGCACACATGGCGAAGGGGAGCCCGGCAAGCGCCAAAGTCTCGCGACCATCCGCCTTGACCGTCTTAAGGGTAGGCGCGGTTCCGTTGTGGGCGAGGAGGAGGGCCGGACGGATGACGCGATTGAGCCCGGCGAGGCATGCGTTGGGGATAGGCTGGCCCGGCTCAAAGCCCCCGAACGCGACAAAGAAACCGTTACGGGCCGCCGTCCGCGTCTTCGTATCGGCATGGTTCACAATGTCAGAGATAGAGACAGAGACTTGCCTATCCCCAACAGGAACAAGGTAGCGCTCACTGGCGATAGAGACGAGGGCCACGAGGGCCACGGCGTCAGCGGACCCTTGCGTCTCGCTGGCATTGATCCAAAGGGCGACGGCGCTTTGCATTTCATTAGAGTTGGACATGATGTGTTTTCCTTTAAGTGTCGGGCGGGATCGCCTCGACAACCCAGATTAAACACTAACCCAAGTCTTACGTCAAACGCCTAACATATGTTAAGCTAACCCATTGAATTCATTGAACAATATGGGGGAGGGGGGAGGGGTATAAGGGCTTAGCGTGGCGCTACCCCACGCCTCCGGTACCCCCCAAACTAGGAACGATGGGACCCGCGCTACGTATACATACTAATTTGCACGTTATATCCCGCGCTACAGAGTCAGCCTATTAAGCTCGTAGTAATCATTATCCCTAGACCCCCCGGCATGCTTTTCAAAAAGCAGACCCCCCACCCCCTATATTTTTTCAGGAAGTCTGCGTCTGCTCTGCACGCAGAAAGACCCCCCGGTTAGGGGACCCATGAAAAAACGCAGCGGGGGGACCCGTAAAAACTGCTGGCGCACCCCTCTATTCTTTGCCTATACGGGGAGTACTGCAGTCCAGCGCATGCCACTGCTTACAAACACGACAGGCCCCATGCCGATAGTTGATATCGAGCCGTCCGACGTCTATCCCGTGCCGTACGACGATGCGGACGAAGTGCCGGAGTCCTTTGAGGACCGGTTGATTGCTGCTGCCAACACTGCGGAACTACAGCATGCACTCGGTGCAGAGCTCGATGACGGCGAGCTCGAGGACGTAATCAACTCCGACCTGCTTGCCGCTGCTATAGAGAGTAAGAGTAAGCGTGCGCTGAAGACGCCAGCACTGGCACTGGCCGGTGCATCCTTCCTGCGAGAGTACGGTGCGCGCGTTGCGCTGGACGTAGCGACAACCCGGTCGGCTATCACCCATAAATTAATGGAGATCGCTAACTGCGGGGACCCCAAGTACGAGTTGAAGGCACTCGAGCTGCTGGGCAAGCACTCCGACATCGGCCTCTTCACCGAGCGCAGCGAGGTCACTATTAACTATAAGGACCCTGCAGACCTCGAGAGCGCTATTAAAGAGAGAGTCAAGCGCCTGCTCAATGCAGAGCTCATCGACGTGACGCCGAATAGAATAAATCTGGAAGAGGAACTGGGGGAGATAGTACCTGTCGGGCGCGTAGCGCCCGAGGAGGCGACCGATGACGACGGACTCGGTTAAACCCCCCTACGTTCCTCCGGCGCACCCCAAGCGCCTGTTCGAGTCGGTGTCGCTGGAGGACATCCCCAAAATCCTTCCTCTTCTCTCCGAAGCTGAGCAGGAACAATTGCTCCTCGAGCTCGATAAACTGGAAGAAATGAAGACCCGGAAGGCCGCTAGGGACAAGTTTATGCCCTTTGTGCGCGCCATGTGGCCGTCGTTTATCAGTGGCAGGCACCACGCCAAGATGGCGGAAGCCTTCGAGAAGGTAGCCAACGGAGAGATAAAGCGGCTGATCATCAACATGCCGCCACGGCATACCAAGAGTGAGTTCGCCTCTTACCTTCTGCCTGCGTGGTTCCTCGGCAAGAACCCGGGGAAGAAAGTGATCCAGACCAGCCACACGGCGGAGCTTGCTGTGGGCTTCGGTCGTAAAGTGCGGAACCTTGTGGACACTGACGCGTTCCACGATGTTTTCCCTGATCTTGTGCTGCAGTCAGACTCCAAGGCGGCTGGCCGGTGGAACACAAGCAAGGGCGGGGACTACTTCGCTATCGGTGTTGGCGGTGCAGTTACAGGTAAAGGCGCTGACATCCTGATCATCGACGACCCGCACTCCGAGCAAGAAGCTGCACTTGCGGAAGTAAACCCGGAAATCTACGACAAGACCTATGAGTGGTATACTTCAGGTCCTAGACAAAGACTTCAACCGGGCGGGAGTATAATCATCGTCGCTACACGCTGGTCGAAACGGGACCTAGTAGCTCGAGTATTGGAGGCATCCGCGCAGCGCGGCGGTGAGGACTGGACGGTAATCGAGTTCCCCGCGATCCTGCCTTCAGGGAAGCCCCTGTGGCCTGAGTTTTGGCCGCTCCCTGAGCTACAGGCGCTAAAAGACGAGCTGCCCAACTCCAAGTGGATGGCGCAGTACCAGCAGCAGCCCACGTCCGACACCAGCGCTATTATAAAGAGAGAGTGGTGGCAGAAGTGGCCGACTGACGAGCCGCCCCAGTGCGACTTTATCCTGCAGACGTGGGACACGGCCTTTGAGAAGACTCAGCGGTCAGACTATTCGGCGGTCACGACGTGGGGTGTCTTCTATAAAGCAGATGATACGGGGGTCGAGCAGGCCAGCATCATCCTCTTGGACGCGTTCCGGGAGCGCATGGAGTTCCCCAAGCTCAAGCAGAAGGCCATCGACCAGTATAAAGAGTGGCAGCCCGACTCTGTGATCATCGAGAAGAAGGCATCCGGCGCGCCGTTGATCTACGAGATGCGGGCAATGGGCATCCCTGTGCAGGAGTTCACTCCTACGAGAGGTAACGACAAGATCAGCAGGCTTAACGCCGTGGCTGATATCTTTGCTTCGGGCAGGGTGTGGGCTCCCAACACGAGTTGGGCAGAAGAAGTCATCGAAGAAGTGGCTAGTTTTCCCTCGGCGCAGCACGATGACTACACTGACACCGTGAGTATGGCTCTCGCTCGCTTCCGCAAGGGCGGTTATATCACCACTAACCTCGATGAGCCGGACGACATCCGGTACTTCAAGAGCCACCGCACGCAGGGATACTACTGATGGCTATCGACAAGGCACTTTACGAAGCTCCGTTGGGCCTGTCGTCTATAGACGACACCCCTGCTTTTGAGATCGAGATAGAGAACCCCGAGGGTGTGAATATCCGCGCCGGAGACGTGGAAATCGAGATCGAGCCCGACGAGGAAGACGATTTCGCGGCTAACCTTGCCGAGGACATGGACGAGGACGTCCTGACTACCCTTGCCTCCGACCTGCTTGGGGAGTTTGAAGACGACATCAGCGCCCGCAAAGACTGGATACAGACCTACGTTGATGGTCTGGAGCTGCTCGGCCTGAAAGTTGAGGACCGGACGGAGCCTTGGCCCGGTGCCTGCGGTGTCTACCACCCTCTGCTGAGCGAAGCGCTGGTCAAGTTCCAAGCCGAGACCATGATGGAGACATTCCCGGCGGCGGGGCCGGTCAAAACGCAGATTATCGGTGAAGAAACGCCCGAAAAGAAGGATGCGGCAGTCCGCGTCCAAGACGACATGAACTACCAGCTCACTGAGCGCATGGTGGAGTATCGCCCGGAGCATGAGCGCATGCTGTGGGGCCTTGGTTTGGCCGGTAATGCGTTCAAGAAGGTCTATTATGACCCCTCACTAGAGCGCCAAGTGTCTATTTTCGTGCCTGCGGAGGACATTGTCGTCCCCTACGGGGCCAGTTCGCTGCAAACCAGCGAGCGCGTGACGCATGTGATGCGCAAGACCGAGAACGAGGTCCTGAAGCTCCAGAAAGCGGGTTTTTACCGTGAAGTAGAGCTCGGCGAGCCCTCAGACTCCTTCGATGAGGTCGAGAAAAAGATCGCTGAGAAGATGGGCTTCCAAGCAACCTCGGACGACCGCTACAAACTGCTCGAAATGCACGTCGAACTGGTACTGGACGAGGAAGAAGACGAGATCGCCCGGCCATACGTCGTTACTATCGAGAAGGGCTCGCAAACTGTGCTGGCTATCCGCCGTAACTGGCAGCCGGAAGACAAGACCAAGCAGAAGCGCAACCACTTCGTCCACTACGCCTACATCCCCGGCTTCGGTTTCTATGCCTTCGGCCTGATCCACCTGATCGGTGCCTTCGCCAAGTCCGGCACCTCCCTTATCCGCCAGCTGGTGGACGCCGGGACTCTCTCTAACCTGCCCGGTGGCTTCAAAACCAAGGGCCTGAGGGTTAAGGGGGACGACACACCTATTGGGCCTGCTGAGTGGCGGGACGTGGACGTGGCCTCCGGCACGATGCGCGATAACATCATGCCGCTCCCATATAAGGAGCCGAGCCAAGTCCTGTATCAGCTGCTCGGGACTATCGTGGAGGAAGGACGGCGCTTCGCCAGCGCTGCCGACCTGCAGGTCTCGGATATGTCGGCTCAGTCGCCTGTGGGCACCACGCTGGCTATCCTCGAGCGCAGTCTCAAGGTCATGTCTGCGGTGCAGGCGCGCATCCACTACGCGATGCGGCAAGAGTTCCGTCTGCTGCGCGACATTATCCGTGACTACACCCCGGACGAGTACAGCTACGAGCCTGAGGACGGCAAGGCATCCGCCAAGCAGTCGGACTACGACAAGGTCGAGGTCATCCCGGTCAGCGACCCTAACGCCGCTACGATGGCGCAGAAGGTCGTCCAGTACCAAGCCGTCATGCAGATGGCTCAAGGCGCTCCGCAGCTCTACGACCTGCCTTACCTGCACCGCCAGATGCTCGAGGTTCTCGGTGTCAAGAACGCGGCCAAGCTGGTGCCTATGGACGACGACCAGAAGCCGAAAGACCCTGTCTCGGAGAACATGAACATCATCAACGGTAAGCCCGTGAAAGCGTTCATTTACCAAGACCACGAGGCGCACATCACAGTGCACATGGCAGCGGCACAGGACCCGCAAATCCAGCAGATGGTTGGCCAGAGCCCCAACGCGCAGGCTGTAATGGCCGCCATGGCGGCGCATATCTCGGAGCACATCGCCTTCGCCTACCGCAAGAAGATCGAGGAAGCAGCGGGCGTGCCATACCCCGAGCCCGACGCCGAGATGGACGAGAATACGGAGGCTGATATCTCCCGACTCGCAGCGGCAGCTGCTCAAAAAGTCCTGCAGCAGAACCAACAGCAGGCCGCGCAACAACAGGCGCAGCAGCAGGCCCAAGACCCCATCGTCCAGATGCAGCAGCAAGAGCTGCAGCTCAAGGGCAAAGAGGTCGAACTAAAAGAGAAGAAGATGTTGATAGACGCTGCAGAAGCCAAGGACAAGCTGGACATCGAGCGGGAGCGCATCGCCGCACAGGAGCGCATCGCGGGTCTGCAGGTGGGTGCCAAGATCGCCACGGACAAAGCCAAGATGTCTTCGCAGCAGGAGGCCGAGGGCCTGCGCATCGGGGTCGATATCGCCCGGGAAGCCAAGCAGCAAGACAACGCCCTACGGGCGCAAGAAACCCAGCAGGCCGCTGGGCCGGAGGAGACTGAATGAACACCTCAGTAACCGCCTTCATCCGCAAGTATATTGATGAAGACATCGAGAAGCAGTCCGAAGCAGTCATTCGCGGGCAGCTTGAATACGGCGAGTATAAACGAGTCTGTGGAGTGATCTTCGGACTCAAACTCGCCAGAGACATCTTGCTAGACGTTGAGAGAAAACTGGAGAACGACGACGATGAGTGAACTATTCGTGGCCCCCGACATCAAACAGCTTGGGGAAGCCACAGTACTGCCTGAGTCTGTGGAACAGAAAGCCAAACAACTTCCTGACCCCTCGGGCTATCGACTGCTGTGCGCCCTGCCGGAAGTCGAGAAAGCGTACGATAGCGGCCTGCTTAAGGCCGACATCACGATGCACCACGAAGAACTGCTGACCACGGTGCTGTTTGTCCTGAAAGTGGGTCCAGACGCCTACAAAGACGACAAGCGGTTCCCCAGCGGCCCGTGGTGCAAGGAAGGGGACTTCGTGCTCGTTCGCCCACACGCAGGCACGCGAGTGAAAATCCATGGCCGTGAGTTCCGGATCATCAACGACGATGCTGTTGAAGGCGTTGTCGAGGACCCGCGCGGCGTATCCAGAGCCTAGGAGGCACAAATGGCGGAAGCCAACGAAGACGATTTCGAGTTTGACGTAGAGACCCCGGATATCGAGGTCGAGGACGATACCCCTCCGGAGGACCGAGGCCGGTCCCCCATGCCCAAGGAGATCGTCGATGAACTGGAAGCAGACGAGCTTGAGGACTACTCCGAGAAGGTGAAGGTCCGACTCAAGCAGCTGAAGAAGGTCTATCACGACGAGCGTAGGGAGAAGGAGCAGGTCAAGCGGGAGCACAACGAAGCCGTTGCGTTCGCTCAGCGAGCTCTGGAAGAGAACCGCCAACTCCGCAACACGCTGAACTACGGCGAGCAAACACTCGTCTCTAGCTATAAAGACGCCGCCCAGATGGAGGCGGATGCTGCTAAACGCGCCTACAAGGAAGCATACGAAGCGGGCGATAGCGATAAGCTGGTAGAAGCCAATGAAAAGCTGGCGGCGATTACTTACCGCCTCAATCAGCTCAACGGTTATCGACCTGCTTTACAAAACGAAGAACCGGCAGTATACAGTCCTCAAGCTGCCCCGGCAGCTCCGGCCCTAGACCCTAAAACCCTTGCGTGGCAAGAGCGCAACTCGTGGTGGGGCACGGACTCGGAGATGACCGCCAGCGCTCTCGGGCTTCACCAAAAGCTCGAACAACAGAACGGCAAAGACTTTGTCGGGACTGACGAATACTGGCGCACCATCGACACCACGATGAAGCGCAGGTTCCCCGAGTATTACGGGGACGAAACGAGCGGCGACAAGCCCTCGCGCAGCGGCGTAAAGCCCAGCACTGTTGTTGCTCCCGCATCACGTAGCACTTCCTCACGAAAAATCGTGCTGAAGCAGTCCCAAGTGGCTCTGGCTAAGAAGCTCGGGCTGACCAACGAGCAATATGCTCGGGAAATGATGAAACTGGAGAAGAACAATGGCTGATAGCCGCATCGCCCGTGAGCTTGAAGACCGCACCAGCACTGAGCGTCCTAAGTCTTGGCAACCGGCGGCTACGCTGCCTGAGCCGGACAAACAACCGGGGTACGACTACCGATGGGTACGCGTTTCCTCGAACGGCGCTGAAGACCCCCGGAACATCTCCGCCAAACTGCGGGAAGGATGGGAGCCGGTGCGTATCGAGGAACAGCCGAAGTTCCGCATGATGATCGACCCTAGCAGTCGCTTTAAGGACAATATCGAAGTTGCGGGCCTTCTCCTTTGTAAGGTCCCCACCGAGTTCATGGACCAGCGCCGCGCCCACTTTGAGCGCATCACGCAGAACCAGATCGAGTCGGTGGACAACAACTTCATGAGAGAAAACGACCCGAGGATGCCTCTCTTCCGAGAACGCAAAACCACGACGTCGTTTGGTAAGGGCAAATAACTTTTAGGAGCCAATGATGGCATACCCAACCGTTTCTGCCCCCTACGGCCTTAAGCCGATCAACTTGATCGGCGGCCAGCCGTTTGCGGGCTCTACTCGCGAACTCCCCATCCAGTATGGGTACAACGCTAATATCTTCTACGGCGACTTCGTGAAAATCTCTGCTGCCGGTAATACCGGCGGTGCGGGCTTTGTGAACCGCGCGGCTGTGTCCACGGGCACGACCAACAACCAAGTCACGGGCGTTTTCGTCGGTTGCTCGTTCACCAACCCGCTTACCAAGCAGGTGCAGTTCTCCCAGTACTGGCCCTCGGGCACGCTGGCGGGCGACGGCGTGGCTTACGTGGTTGACGACTACGACGCGATCTTCAAGGCCGTGGTCTGCTCGGCGACTACCGTTACCGCTTCGGGCGCTTACTCCATGGTGGGTGCGAACCTGTCGATGATCGACAACACCGGCAACACGAACACCGGTAACTCGGCCAACGCCGTGCTCGCCCCGACCGATACGCCTGTCACCACGATCCTCCCGGTTCGTTGTGTTGGCATCGTGGAAGAAACGGCCATTCCGGTTGTGGCTACGGGCAGTTCGTCCGGCACCACCATCACCCTCACGGGTTCGGGTCTCCCCCGCGCTATCCCGGTTGGTACGGACGTGGCTTACCTCGCGTCCAACGGGCAGCTGATCCGCACCGGTTCGTTCGTGGACACCGCTGCCGCTGCAGGCGCTACTTCGGTTGTGCTTAACATCGCTGCCGCCTCTGCCAACACGGCCACCCCGATCCCGTCGTCGTCCACCATCGTGTTCACCATCTACCCGGAAATTCTGGTGAAGGTTAACGCGCTGGTTCACGGCTATTCCAGCAGCACCGCTGTCTAAAGGAGCCCTAAGAAATGGCTATTTCTCGCGCACAGCTCCTTAAGGAGCTCCTCCCCGGCCTGAACGCTCTGTTTGGTCTGGAATACAGCCGCTACGGCGAAGAGCATAAGGAGATTTTCGAAACCGAAACCTCCGAGCGTTCTTTCGAAGAAGAGACCAAGCTGTCGGGCTTCTCGGCTGCTCCGGTGAAGAACGAAGGCAGCGCCATCGCGTATGACAACGCGCAGGAAGCGTGGACCGCTCGCTATAACCACGAGACCATCGCCCTTGGTTTCTCGCTGACTGAAGAAGCCGTGGAGGACAACCTCTACGACTCACTGTCGGCGCGCTACACCAAGGCTCTGGCTCGCGCTATGGCGTACACCAAGCAGACCAAGGCTGCGGCGATCCTGAACAACGGCTTTAGCGCTGCCCAAGTCGGCGGCGACGGTGTCGCTCTGTTCAGCACTGCTCACCCGCTGGTTAACGGCGACACCAACTCGAACACTCTGACCACTGCGTCGGACCTGAACGAGACGTCGCTCGAAGCCGCCGTCATCCAGATTGCTGGTTGGACGGACGAGCGTGGTCTGCTGATCGCCGCCAAGCCGAAGAAGCTGGTCATTCCGCCTGCTACGATGTTCGTTGCTACCCGCCTCCTTGAGACGGAACAGCGTGTCGGCACCGCCGATAACGACATCAACGCCCTGAAGAACAACGGTTCGATCCCGGGTGGTTACACTGTTAACCACTTCCTGACCGACACCGACGCGTGGTTCCTGACCACCGACGTTCCGAACGGCCTGAAGCACTTCGTCCGCACTCCGCTGGCGCAGTCGATGGACGGAGACTTCGACACCGGGAACGTCCGCTACAAGGCACGCGAGAGGTTCAGCTTCGGATTTTCTGATCCCTTGGGTATGTTCGGTAGTCCCGGCGCGTAGCGCAAACCCTTACCTAGTAAGGATTACAGGAAACCCCGGAGGAAACTCCGGGGTTTTTTGCATTTTAGCGCTTGACGGAGCTTCCACACGGCGTGTAGTTTGGTTGTTATCAGGTTTCACAAGGAGAGTTTCTGATGAAACAACCCGTCGTTTACAAAATCCGCAACGTCACCAACGATAAGTTCTACGTGGGTAGCACTACGGACACGCGCGAGCGCTTCCGTACTCACCGTTCCCGGCTCCGCAACAACAGGCACCACTCACCCTACCTGCAAGCGGCTTGGAACAAATACGGCGAAGACTGTTTCAAGTTCGAGGTGATCGAGATCGTCCCCGAAGGGGCGAGCCTTCAGGCCGCTGAGGATGTCTGGCTCGCAGAGCATGTTGGCCAGCGCTACTGCTACAACGTTAGCCGGTTCTCTGACGCGCCGTGGCGCGGGGTCCCCAAAGAACTACATCCTTGCTACGGGCGTGTTGTCTCCGAAGAACAGCGCGCCGCGACGTCGGCGCGGATGACAGAGTATTTTCTTACGCACTCTGGCCCCATGTTGGGGAAGAAGCACACAGCGGAGACACGCGCGCTTATGAGCGAGCGCGTAAACCGTGCCTTGGCTGAGGGGCGCGGGGGGCATTTCATCCCCACCCCCGAAACACGAAAGCTTATGTCTGCTTCCGCCATGGGTAACAGCAGCGCCAAAGGCGCGGTGCGGACGGAGGCGCAGCGGCAACGACTGTCTGACGTTAACCTCGGCAACCAGAACTTTCTCGGTAAGACCCACAGCGACGAAGCTCGCGCTAAAATCTCTGCCGCGAAGCAGGGCCTCCCCAGCCACCGAAAAGGGCAGCAGATGCCCGAAGAGTTCGGGCGCAACATCTCGGCGGGACTGAAGGAGTATTACGCTGCTAACCCGCACCCGATGCAGGGGCGCACGATGTCGGAGGAGACCAAGGCCAAGCTGTCCGCTGCGAAGAAAGGCAGGACCTACTCAGCGGAGCACCGGGAGAAAATAAGGCAAGCCCGGCTTGGCACCAAGGCTTCGGACGAAACGCGCGCGAAGCTCAGCGCGATGCGCAAGGGGAAGATTAGGTCGGAGGACCACGCCGCTGCGTATAACAAGGCGGTCGTGGAGCTAACCTCTGGTCAGGTGTTCCCGAGCCTTAAGGCAGTTAAGGAGCACTACGGCATTGCTCCGGGACAGCTCGGTGACGCTTTAAAGGACGATAAACCTTTCAAACGAGGAAAGTTCGCCGGTCTTCATTTCCGCTACGCGGCGTCTTAACCCGCTTCCCTTCCTCTCCGACTACTGCTAGCTTGCCTACACCTAGACTTAACCCGACCTACTGACTGGCTAGGCAGACCTCCCCTC